GATCAATACAGGGTACAGCGGACTATCTTGTTTCATCGTTTGCAGCAGCTGTACAAGCTGAGTTACTTCGTACTCACGAGCAATAATACCTAGAGTAGAAGTAGCGTTAAACTTGTAGTCAGCTACGGGGTAATTCTCAGGATCAAACTGCATATACCGATGTGCAGCCTTGGTAACAAACGGCAGCAAGAATGACTGTTGGAAGTTTATAAGGGTACGCTTATGTCTCTTAATGATAGCCCCAAGAGACATAGAGATCCCAGCAGCAGTAGCTTCGCCATTGACCTGTCCAGCGATCCCTGCTGAGTCCACAGCGCCTGTCGCTTGTTGTACCATCTGTTGAAGCGCCTGAGCTTGTGCAAAAGTAATCTGACCAACTTGCCCAAAATTGAACGGCTGTAAAACTTCACGAGGATCTCCATTGGTAAGAATCATCTTGCCCGGACGCACTTCAGGCTTAGCGCCTCTTGGGAGCCTAGTTGCGTCAATAGCAAGCATCGGGTGAATAGTAAGTGACAGTGCGTCAATACGGGCGCGTAACTCTGTATCCAACGCTTTCTGAGAGTTGTAACCTTTTTCACATACGCCACGACCCCAGAATCTTCCTGGCACTACGTCCCAAGGGAAAGCTACTACAGGTCTGTCGCCCATCATGTACGGATTAACCTCTGCTTTAAGCAAAGTGCCTCCGTTAGCAATAACAACAATGGCCTCTACGTACATAGAGTCAGAGTCTACTTCTACGCCTTCAGCCTCTAAAAGTTCACGAGGAACCAGCCCGTAGTACTTTGTTAGTCGTACTTTGTCATCGTTGTAAATAGTGAGATCTTGATCTGGCTCCAAGTCTGTATCAGGGGCTGCAGATTCAATGTACGCTTCACGGTAGACTCCTTGCTCTTGCAAAAGCTCTACAGAGTGCTTTGACACAAACTCGTCAACAGCTACGCCCATGGCTTCTTCTACGCTTGTAGCTACAGGATCAATTAAAAAGTTTTGAGGCATTACTGGCTTAAGCTTAACAACAACTCTATCAGTAATGTTAACCCCTACTGCAGTCAAGTCTCCGCCCATAACAGGCTGAGTAGCGGGAGTCATTTCCTTAATTTCTTCAATTACGATTTCACCAATACCTATGCCAAAGACTGCTGAGTTAATAAGACACTCGGCTACAGCCTTACGCACTTTGCACATCTCAAAGTCTTCAGTAAGCTTATTGCGCAAATACTGAATGTCTTGACGGTTTTGATCGTTCATGTCATCGCTGATGTCGAACCACTTACCACGACCAAAAGTAGCTTCTTCTAGTTCTGCTACGTTAGACTCTACAGCCTGCTGCAGTGCAGGAGAAATAATCCTAGAGCGTTCTGAGGCTCTATCTGAATCTGCAGGATCCCACTGTCCCCGCCAGAGTCGATAGTACTCTTCAAATTTTGCTTCGTAGTTTGACTCGTAGTGGTCACGCCAGTTCTCACATTTAGTCATTACCCAATCTTCTAGAGATTCCTCAATCATCAGAGGATCTGGACTCAAGATTTCGTCTGCCATAGTAATTTCCTTAAATTAAAGCTACGCTGTAGCCCATAGTAAAAAATACTACGGCAGAGATAGCGTAAATGCCATAAGTGTTGAACTTTCTAAAAACTCTTTCGGTCATAAATCTAATTCTTTTTTAAGTTTATCAAGCTCATCTTTGAATTTTGTTCCGTAAAATCCACGCTCAACTAACCTTTGAGTAGGCCATTGCCGATTAGTTGACACTGAAGCATTTTTGTTAGCCAATAAATAATGCCCAATAATTTGATCTAGCCTTGAAACTTTTACATAATTTTCAAATGATCTTTTTTGCTCATTTGGAATATTATTATTGTTGGTAACCTCTTGGGCATAAGAATCTTTTAGCCAGCGCAAAACCCCCGGATCGGAAATTGCTGTTTTATATAACCGATCTGCCCTTTCAGGGTCTATGTCTTTTAACAAATGAATGCCCTCGCCTATAAGCATTTCTCGCTCATAATTTTTTCCGGTATTTGGGTCATTTTTAAATTTTTTATGGTTTATATAAATTTTTGGCTTTCCCGTGGGAGAGTCTTCGCTAAGTTTTGTTTCGCCCCATCTGAAATCACCTTCTTTAAATTCAGCAGCAGACTCTTCATCAGTTGCTTTATACTCTTCTATAAGTTTATAGAATTTATCTTTAAAAGTTTCTTCTGCCATATTAGTATCCTGCTACAACGTCCATAACTTCGTGATTGTCAACCTCAAAATCATAGTGGTACGCTACTTGCGCCAACTGATCTACGTAAGCCAGTGCGTCAACCAAGTCATCGTGAGTTAATGGATCTGGAAACTGAAACAACTGATCCAAGAATCGACTGTTCCACTCTCCTTTGTTTAGTGTTACAAAGCCGTTTTCAAAGCGACCTTGAAGCGCCCACATAACTCTGTCAGTCTTTTTCTTGTTGCCGTGAGTTAACTCCTCTACTCTAAAAAACCGCCCGTAACGCTTCATTAAATCTGTTAGCGGAGACATTACTGCCTGCTTTGCTATTCCTCTTTCAATACCAACGCTAATTGGCCTGTAGTCTCTGACGGCCTGAAATATCTTGGAGGCAGTCTCGTCAAGGCTCCACCGCCCATATATAATGTTATCAACGTACCAACCATCAGGACTAACTTTAACAATAGAGATTGCTGTTTCATCGAGCTTAGTATTCTTTGTCCGTTTCTTGTTTACTTCTTCAAAGCCAGCCAAGTCAACAGCTATGTAATAATCACCTGCTTCTGGTTCCTCTCCAAACTGCACCCAGTCTTCTTTAAACATCTCAGAGCCTCTGGCTTCAAACGACGCCATAAACTCCTGGCGAAACGCATAAGACGACATAGACTTTTTAGCCATGTCAATTTCTTCTGAGTCCAGCAAAGGGTTATCGTAAGACGTAAAGTGCCACCCTTTGTACGTTTCGTCTGACCCTAGCTCTGCGTACTTGTACAATTCGTAAAAATGGTTTCTGCCCATAGGCGTACCTATAAACATTGCCTGCCCTTTCTGGTCTGCAAGTGCTGGACGGAGGATTTGCTCCCATACCTCAGGCTTCATGTCTGCGTACTCGTCCATCACAAGAAACTTCAAGGACACGCCACGCATTGTCTCAGGTCTATCAGCCCCCTTGAGACTAATCGTGGCTCCGTTGACCAACCTGATCTGCAGATTATTAATATGTGATCCTGCAATCACAGGGTGTCCTAGCTCTAGCAGGGTTTGCCACATAATGTCACGGGCTTGTCCCTGCGTAGGCGCAACGTAAAAAACTTGACCTTTATCGGTCTGGAGCGCATTAATAATGAGCATCCATGCAGCAAGACGAGACTTCCCTGTTCGTCGCCCTGCCGCTACTACTTTGAACCGTGTAGGATCAGAGTAGACTTCCTGCTGCCAAGGCAACAGTTGTACATTGAGATCAGTCACAGGTTACAGTCGTTCCGCCTGCTCCGTCGCTGGTTACTGAACAAATTACATTAGGCACGTTAGCCATGATGTTTTGGATAGACGCTGTGTAATCAGACCAAACAGAGCTGTACAAAGAGTTGTTGCTCGCATTTGTTTCTACTAAAGCATCAAAGCCCGCAGTGCCTAGAGTCACGTTAGATTCAAACCCAGCAGTGCCTAGCGTTACAGCACCGTTAATTCCTGCCGTGCCTAGATCAACCATGCCGTTAACAAAGGGCGTGTAGTCTACGTTACCCATAGCGGTAAAGCCCGCGCTAGAAATATCAGCAAAGCTTCCGTACAGTGCCTGCTCAGTTTGTGCGTCAGCAGTCACCCTAGCAATATCAACCTTGCTATTGTAACGAGCCATAGTCTTAGCCGAGTCTGACTGCATCCACATCATGCCAAGAGAAGTCACAGGAGACGCTAATACAGACGCCCATTGAATAGCCTCAGACTGCTGTGGAAGCGGTTGAGCGTTAGGAGTGCTTGTAAGCGCCAAAGCCATTACAGCAGCACTAGCAGCCTGTCCGTCGCCACTAGATGCAATCTTAGACAAAGCCTCAAACTTAGCTTGTACTGCTCTTGCGTTAGCCTCCGCAGTCTTTTGTACTGCATCGTAGTACTGAGAAGTGCTTGATGCACACCCTGTTAAAAATACAAGTACCGCTAATAAAGCTAGTCTCATGTTAACTCCCGTTAAAGTTTACAAAGGTTGGGGCTTGCTCTATTAAGTCAAACGTTACAACAAACTCCATGTCTCCTGCTGATGTTGTGTACGCCTTGATAGCGTCACCCGCTTGAAGAACAAACACTGCGTTACCGTCAATTAACAAAAAGTCTTTAGCTGATACGTTACCACCGCCTAAAATATCTACACGGGTTCCGTCAGCTTTGTCTACGTAGATTCCAGCACCGTTAGTAGAGCCACCTAGATTACTAATAAAGAGCATATTCCAGTACGCTACGTAACCATTAGGAACAGTAACCATAGTGGCTACATCTGTAGTTGTAACGTTAGTATTTCTTGTGTACAACATAGTTAGTAAGTCCACACTACGGGTGCAGTGCCCCGAGTATCTAGGTGAATAAAAGTACCAGCGATCCCTATGCCAGTAAAACCGTGATCTAAGGCTGCTTTTATTAACGAATACCGATGAGCAGAATTAGTCATCTTAATATCTGCTGCTATGCCTTGCGCGTGAGTCCCCGGAATCTCTTTTACCGCCTCTAACGGGTGACTAGGGCTTCTGTATCCGCTGGTAATAACAAAAGGAAAGCCGCAGTAGTCTCTGAGGTTGTCTAACTTTTCTAAAAACTCAGGTTCCATGCGGTTTTCACCTGTGTGCGTACAGTCAAACTCTGACAATTTGAAGTGTCTCACCCCTTCAGAAACTTCCCAAACATACTACGGGCTTGTGACAAAGAGGTGCGCTCGTCGTACTGCTTCTCTGCTTCTTCCATAATCTTCTGGAGATTGTCTGCTCCGATTACTTCTACGGCCTTAGCAGTAAACACAAACTCACCATCAGACAGCTTAGCGTCAATAGAGTCTGAAGTGCCTGTGCCTTCTCCTTCTACTTCACCGCCTTCCTCGTAACTTTCAACATAGCCGCCCATGGCAAAGCCTTCAGGAGTATAGTTTTCTTCCCAGTACTTTTTATACCTGTTTATGGCTTGGTTATAGATCCGCCCGTTCATGGCTTTATCTTTAGACCACTTATCAATATATCCTTTTTGTTCATCTGTTGCTTTGCCTTGAACTTCGTTAGCAATGGTATCTTTAACTTCTTGCTCACTAATTCCTGCCGATCTTCCTAGCTGATAAGTGTTTTCGCCGCTCCAGTTAAAATTCGCTGGCATTATGCTTCTCCTTTCTTAGTGGATTTCTTTTTTGGCTTGGCTTCGTTTAGTGTTTTAGCGGCCCTAGCCACATCGTTTAAGTACGAGCGCTCACAGTGATTCTCGTCAAACGCAAAATCAATAAAGAAATTAAGCCAGCCCCAAGCCTTGTGTTTATTCTTAAGCCTGTGGCTTCTCCCTGATACAGATTCGTTAGCGTTGTCTCCAAAAAGAATAGCTACGTTAATAAGTTGACTGGTAGCGTCACCTACTC